CACCAGGTAGAACAGGTGGTCCAGGGGTTGTTATTGTTAGATCAGTAACAGCGTTATCAACAGACAGTGTAGCAAATGCCCCTGTGGCATATGATGGAACAAGTTATATAGCTACATTTAAAGCTTCAGCTAATTTAACAGTTGGAACGGCTACAACTTATACTCAATTCGATTATTTAGTAATCGCAGGTGGTGGCGGTGGTGGATTCCAAAATGCTGGTGGAGGTGGAGCTGGTGGTTACAGAACTTCGTTTCCAGGTGGAACAAAAGTTTATATAGCACCTGGCTGTAATACAGTTACAGTTGGAGCAGGTGGAGCAGGTCAATCAGGTAACAATCAAAATAATGGTATTACTGGTACTGATAGTGAAATTTCAGGGATAGTCTCGTTTGGTGGTGGTGGAGGTAATTCCGATGGATCTGGAGATAATGTAGGTTTCGATGGAGGTTCTGGTGGTGGTAGTGCTTCTGGTGCTGCTAAAGGACAAGGAACGTGTGGTCAAGGTAATCCTGGAGGAACAGGACATTCAGGTGCAAGTTCTTCTGGTGGTGGAGGAGGTGGAGCTGGTGGAGCTGGTTCTTGTGGTGGTCCTGGTGCTGGTGGAAATGGAGGAATTGGTTTAGCAAATAGTATTACAGGTTCATCAGTCACGAGAGGTGGCGGTGGAGGGGGTATTACTGAAGCCCCAGCCGGTACTCAGGGTACAGGTGGACCCGGAGGCGGTGGAAATGCTTCTTATACGGGAACAGCAGGTTCAGGATGTGCTAATACTGGTGGAGGTGGTGGTGGAGTTCACGCTACTCCAGGTGGTAATGCTGGTTCAGGTGGTTCAGGAGTAGTAATACTTAGAATACCGACGGCTAGTGCACCCGGCAGTTTAGCAGTAGCCCCAGGAACTAATACTTTAGTAACAGATGGGTCTGATAAAGTAGCAACATTTACTGTAACTGGGACATTGACAGTATAGAAAAATTAATTTATAAATATAACTTTTAAGGAGTATAAATATGGCACATTTTGCAGAAATAAAAGAAAAGATAGATCCAACAGGCCATACCAATAATGTTTTATGGGTGGTAGAAAGAGTAATTGTTGTAGGTAATGACGTCTCTACAGCAGCAGGAGCTCTGGGAGATAATGATATGCATGTTGATGGAGAAGCATGGTGTAAAAATTTCTTCAAAGGCGGAGAATGGAAACAAACTTCTTACAATAATAATTTTAGAAAAATGTATGCGGGCAAAGGATATTCTTATGACTTTGCTAAAGATAAATTTATTGCACCTCAACCATATCAATCTTGGTCTTTAGATGGAAATGATGATTGGCAAGCGCCAGTTACTTATCCAACGGATACTACAGATAAACATATAAGTTGGGATGAAGCAGGTCAACAATGGACTGCGGCTGATAATTCAGACCCAGTCAACAATTTTAATTGGGATGCATCAGCGCTAGCTTGGGTATCCGCATAAGGAGACTCAAATGGCTAGTCCTATAGGATCAGCAAACGGCGGTATAATCGGAACAACGAATAGAACTTCGTTTGGAAAAAATAAAGTTACAAGTAAAATTGCAGCTACCCCTTCCGCGGCAACAGTGGGGTCAGGTACAAGATTAATCGATACATTAGTAGTAGCAGGTGGTGGAGCTGCCGGAATAGACAATTCTGGTGGTGGTGGAGCTGGTGGTGTTCTACGAACAGAACTTCCTGTAAGTGGATGTCAAGTTTTAGGAGCAGTTGTTATAGGTGGTGGTGGAGCAAGAAATCCAGCACCCGGATCGGCAGCTGGAGGAGATGGATGTAATTCAAGTTTAGTAGTTGGTTGTACAACTTACACTGCCGTTGGTGGTGGTGGAGGTGGAGCTGGAGCAAATGCAGCTAAGCCAGGAGGTTCAGGTGGTGGAGCGGATGCTGCTGGGCCTTTAACTGGCGGAACAGGAACTGCATGTCAAGGAAATCCAGGTGGTAATTCGACTCCCGATACAGGTGGAGATGTCGGTGCTGGTGGCGGTGGTTCATGCGCTGCAGGTGGAGCCGGAGTAGGAAATTGTGGCTCGGGAAGTAATCCAAGAACAGCGGGAGCTGGTGGAGCAGGTTTATGTATATCAAGTTTATTCCCAGGAGCCCCTGTAAGTGCCGTTGGTGGCGGTGGCGGTGGAGCAGCTGGACCAAGTCCTGCACCTAATACAAGAACCGGAGCAGGTGGACTAGGTGGTGGTGGAGCTGGATCAACAACAGGTGGAAATGATGGAGATGCTAATACTGGTGGTGGTGGCGGTGGCGGTGGTCCTCCAGGTGCTACTTATGACGCCGGTGGAGGTGGATCAGGAATCGTAATCGTAAAAGAATTAAATAAAGCAAGTGGTGTGTGGTCACTACAATCTCAAATGCAAGCTAAGGTAGCAGGAACATGGCCCAAAAGAGCTATACCTGGACATTATCTTGCCATTGCTGGTGGTGGTGGCGGTGGACGGAGAACTACGGCCGCTGGAGGTGGCGGAGCTGGTGGATATATTACTTCATGGTGTGGAGCCCTTTGTGGCGGTGGAAGTGAAAAATCCGGAGGAAATACTAGCGTAGTATCAACTTTAAATTTTTATGCTGGGTGTTATACAGTAGTAGTAGGAGCCGGTGGTGCTGGGAGTCCAGGTGGAAATGGAAGCAATGGAGCTAATACCACTATAACGGGTGGTATAGTTTGTGTATCAGCCACTGGAGGTGGACTAGGAAAGGGATCTCCACCTGATGATGGAACTCCTGGAGGTTCAGGAGGTGGTGGATGGAACACAGGAAATATTGGAACAGGTGTAGCTAATCAAGGTTTTCCTTCAGCAGGTCCGGCAGCGGTGCCGGCCGGTGGAGCAGGTCCAGAAGGATCTGGAGGTGGTGGAGCAGGTGAAGTTGGTGGTGGTGGTACAGGTCAAGGTGTCTCAGGTGGTGATGGTTTAACTTCAACAATAAATAATTCACCCGTGGCTAGAGGTGGTGGTGGATCAGCAGCCGGTGGCTGTGGTGCACCTACAGGAGGAGCTGGTGGTGGTGGAAATGGATCAGGTGGTATATCCGGTCAAACTTCAGGTGGTGTTAATACTGGAGGTGGAGGAGGTGGTGCTAGAACTGGAGGTGATTCAGGTTCAGGTGGATCAGGAGTAGTAATATTAAGATTTCCAAGTGCAGTAGGTGTAGCCGTAAGTCCAGGAACTAATACAGTTACAACATTACCGGCGCCCGCTGGTGGTTGTAAGGTGGCTACTTTTACCGTCTCAGGCACTAATACTCTTACTCTTACATAATTACTCTTTACTCTTTCTTTAAAGTAATATAAAACATATGTATAAAGACATATGAACTTAACGAATTATTATTGGTATTTTCAATCAGCAATTCCTCATCGCATCTGTGATGATATTGTACGCTATGGAAAACAACTAGAAGATCAAATGGCTGTTACTGGGGGATATGGAGATGCTAAAAAATTAAATCAAAAACAAATCAAAGATTTAAAAACGAAAAGAGACTCTAACATTGTTTGGATGAATGATAGATGGATATATAAAGAAATTCAACCTTATGTTCATCAAGCTAACGCTAATGCTGGATGGAATTTTCAATGGGATTTTTCAGAGTCTTGTCAATTCACTAAATATAATAAAGGTCAATATTACGATTGGCATTGTGATGGATGGGATAGACCGTATCAAAAACAACAAGGGGATCCCTCAAATGGTAAAATAAGAAAGCTATCCGTAACTCTTACATTATCGGATCCTAAAGAATATAAAGGGGGTGAACTAGAATTTGATTTTAGAAACCTGGATCCAGATAAAAAACCCAACATGGTTAAATGTAAAGAGATACTTCCTAAAGGATCTTTAGTAGTGTTTCCAGGCTTTGTTTGGCATAGAGTATGTCCAGTTAAAAAAGGAACAAGATATAGTTTAGTAATATGGAATTTAGGATGGCCTTATAAATGAAGAATAGAAAACTAAAACAAAAAAGAAGAAGAGAAAAAAAGAAAAGAAGTTTTCCTCAACAACTAAATAGAGAAGATTTATTTAAATGTCCTGTATGGTTTGCTGATGAACCTGCATTCGTAGATGATTTAAATAAAGCGTCTGATAAATATATAGAAGATTCTAAAAAGAATTTAAAAAAAGATATAGATGAAAGAAATAAAAAGTTTGGAGATAAAGGAGACATGGGGCATGTCTTTCATTCAACTACTTTAATAGGAGATCCTAATTTTTTAGAACTACAAGATTATATAGGAGCTACGTCACATAATTTATTAGTAGAGATGGGTTTTGATATGACGAACCATCAATTGTTTACTACAGAATTATGGGTACAAGAATTTGCTAAAAAAGGAGGAGGCCATCATACTTTACACACTCATTGGAATGGTCATATCTCTGGTTTTTATTTTTTAAAAGCTAGTGAAAAAACATCCAGACCTTTATTTGAAGACCCTAGACCCGGTAATATTATGAATCTTTTACCAGAAAAAGATAAAACAAAAGTTACCTATGCAAGTTCCCAAATAAATTATGAAGTTAGACCTGGAAGAATGCTCTTTTTTCCTTCTTACATGCCTCATCAATATATAATAGATCTGGGATATGAACCTTTTAGGTTTATACATTGGAACTGTCAAGCTATACCAAAAGGAGTATTAAATGCCACCTAAAGTTGTAGAAAATTTTTTATCTAAAAAAAATTATAAAACTTTGTACAATGCTATCAACAATGAATATTTTCCATGGTATTATAATAATTATAAGAGAGATGAAGATAATAATAAATTATTTCATTACCAATTAACTCATGTTTTTTTTAAACATAATAAAATTAATTCTACTTACTTTACTATTTTAGAATCTTTACTTAAAAAATTAAAACTTAAAGCTTTAAAAAAAGTTAAAGCTAATTTAAATCCTATTAGTGATAAGCTCGTTGAATTTGGAGAACATAAAGATGCTGCTAAGGAAGCACAGTGCATGAGTATGATATATTATCTTAATACCAATAATGGTTATACTAAAATAAAAAATAAAAAAATAAAATCTAAAGCAAATAAGGCTGTCTTTTTTCCATCACACACTTCTCATTGTGGAACTAATTCAACAAATTGTAATAATAGAATGGTATTAAATATAGTATATAAGGAGGATTAAATGTCGTTTAAGAAAAATAAATACAGCGTTTTAAGAAAAGCTATTAGTAGAGAAATGGCAGACTTTTGTTTGGCTTATTTCTTAAATAAAAGAAGGGTGGCTAGATTTTTATTTGATCAGAAATATATTTCTCCTTTTACGGAGTACTGGGGAATATGGACTGACCAACAAGTTCCTAATACATACTCTCACTATGCAGATACAGTAATGGAAACTCTATTACAAAAAGTTCAACCCGTTATGGAAAAACATACCACGCTTAAATTAAGTCCTACATATTCCTATGCAAGAATATATAAAAAAGGGGATGTACTTGCTAGACATAAAGATAGATACTCTTGTGAAATTTCTACCACATTAAATTTAGGCGGAGATCCATGGCCCATCTATTTAGATCCCACAGGAAAAAAAGGTCAAGCTGGAATTAAAGTAGATCTAGAACCTGGCGATATGCTGTTATATTCTGGATGTGATCTTGAACATTGGAGAGAAGAATTTAGAGGAGAAACTTGTGGTCAAGTATTTTTACATTACAATCGAAAAGGATCTAAACTTGCCAAAGAAAATGAGTTTGATAAGCGTCCTTTTTTAGGTCTTCCTGCTTGGTATAAAGGCTTTAAATCTAATTGATTATAGGGTAAATGTAGTATATTTTACTCTTGGAGAGTTATATGCTTCATAAAATTACATTACAACCAGGCTTAGATAAACAATCATCAGATACTGGAGCCGAAGGAAAATGGGTCAACGCCGACTATGCTCGGTTTAGATATGGTTATCCTGAAAAAATAGGTGGATGGTCTCAGTTAGGAAGTGATCTTTTAGTAGGCGCTGGTAGAGATCAGCACGTTTGGGTAGATAATTATGGTAATAGGTACGCGGCTATTGGTACTAACAAAATGCTTTATATCTATTTTGAAGGTGCTTTCTATGACATTACCCCTTTAGATTCTACCCGTAAACAGAGTAGTGCTACATGGACCTTTGATGGTACAACCTCGGTCACAATTACAACGTCCACGGCCCACGGAGCAGAGGTAGGAGATATTATATTATTAGATAGTGTAACCTTACCTGGTGGTACAGGACTTACCGCAGCCGACTTTGAAGATAAATTATTTGAAATTATTACAACACCTTCACCTACTACTTTTACTATTACATCAGCCAGTGCAGGATCTGCAGCAAGTGGTGGAAGTGTAGATGTAGAATTTTATTATGTTATTGGTCCAATCACACAAGGTTATGGTTATGGTTGGGGTACTAACACTTTTGGAGGTAGAGTTGTTCCACCTACTATTACAACTCTAGTTGGAAATTTAGGAAATGATGCTTTTGGGACTGGAGGTTCTCCTTCAACTCAAATTACTTTAACTTCTACATCAGCTTTTTCTTCTCCTTCAGGTACTATTCAAATAGGAAGTGAACTCATTAGTTATACCGGTAATAATACAGGTACCAATACTATTACAGGAATTACTCGAGCAGCCAGTGGAAGCACCCGAGCTGCACACACCGCTGGTGATACGGTGTATGATGCAACCAGCTATGTAGGTTGGGGTAGTGCGAGTTCTTCTTCTCACGTAGTTATTGAACCCGGTCAATGGAGACTAACTAATTATGGAGAAAAACTTTTAGCCTTAGTTCATAATAAAAAAGTATTTGAATGGGATCCTTCCTTCGCTAATCTTTCAGTAAGAGCAACAGTTGTATCCGGTGCACCTACCGCGTCTAGAGATATGATGGTATCTACGCCTGATAGACACTTAGTGTTTATTGGAACAGAAGAAACAATTGGATCTTCTACTACAGTAAATGAAATGTTTGTAAGATTTTCTGATCAAGAAGATATTAATACATACACTCCTACAGCAACTAATACAGCAGGTAGTCAAACATTACCTGATGGTTCTAAATTAATGGCATGTACAACAGGTAGAACTGCGTTATATATTTGGTCCGATACAGCTATGTATACTATGAGATTTATTGGTCCTCCATTTACTTTTGGATTTGACCAGGTAGGTACTAACTGTGGAATTTCTAGTCAACATGCTGCCGTTGAAATTGATGGTATAGCCTATTGGATGGGGCCTAATGGTTTCTTTAGATTCGCAGGAGGTCGTGTAGAAAGTATGTTATGTTTAGTAGAAGATTATGTCTTTGAAGATATTAATGCTAGTGCCAACCAACAAATTCATGCAGCTGTAGATAATATATTT